ACGCCGAAGGTGGCGGCAGCAGTGTGGGCCGACGACGTTTGCTACAGCAATATCTACCCGTGCATCGTCAACGGCGAGATGAGCGAGAACGAGAAGATGGCGCGTCACGCAACGCGGCAAGTAGGCGCAGACGGCTACGTGCCCGCGAGGCCGGAGGCCGAGTGATGGGCGTCATCTTTAGCGAAGACCTCGACAATCTCCAGGCCGACATCATCAGGAAGTTTCGGGAAGCGGAAGAGCGCTTCCGCAATCTGGAGGCGATAGCGAAAGAACTGAACGACCGGATACTCGTGCTGGAGCCGAGCTCTCCGCGTGATGTCGTACTTCTGAAGGCCCACAATGCCCTAGTTGAGCGCGTGGCGGCGCTGGAGGCATGGCGCAATAGCGTTCGGTGTGCGCCGTCTAACGAGGAGTTGGAGCGCGCATCTCAATACGCGTGGCCTGCGGAACCGCAGCCCGCCGCGAGCGAGAAGTGGACCGGATACGTCGAGAAAGGGAATCCGCTGGCGCATCTCGGCGTGACGGGTCTGCCGCAGGCCGTTGAGTCTATGCCGCAGCCCGCGCCGCCGAAGGAGAGGCGGTGGACGCTGCATCCTGACGAAGGGAAGATCTGCCACCACCCACAGGATTACCTCTACTCGTGCGGGCTCGGCTACGGGCCAGCCGTGAACGTCATCGAACTGACCCCCGCCGTGCAGGCCGCGCTGGAACTGCGGGAACGGATCGAGGCAGAGATTGACGGAATGCGAGGCGACGCGCATATCGGCGTGGGCGAGATCCGCACCATCCTCATCGCGCCAGCGAAGGGGAAGTCGTGAAGCGGCGCAGATGGAGCGACGAACAACGCTCAACCTTCTTCTGGAGGTTCCGGGCGTGGGACAAGACGCACCCAAAGAATCCGTCTACCGTTGAAATGGGGATCGCCTTCTATGCCGGATATGCGGCAGCCAAGGGAGGGGAAGCGATCGAGACCCTGGGCCACGGCAAGAAATGAGACACGCCAACCGCCGCGACGCCAACGAGAAGGACATCGTCGACTACCTCGAGGCTTACGGCGCCTCCGTCTTTGATCTCACACGCGCCGGCCGAGGCATCCCCGACAAGCTGGTCGGATTCGAGGGGATCACGGAGCTCGCGGAGATCAAGCGGCCGCTTTCGAAGACCGGCAAGGAGGCCGGCTCCAAATGGACGAAGAGTCAAAAGGCGTGGGGACGGAAATGGAGGGGCCGGCCGATCTGGCTGATTCGCCACATCGACGACGCGGCCCGAATGCTGGAGGACATGCACGGCCGGGCCCTAAGAGGGGACGCCGCCTTTCTGCCGAGCTCGCCGCGCGCCTCGGAGCCTCCGGCGCCATCGTCGACGTAGAGCTCCGGCACTCAGGCGGGGCCCGCGGCAAGCGGCCGCCGAAAGTGACGGCGCCCTGGCTGCGCGTCCCCAATTTCGAGGGACTCCGCCACTACCAGACCTCCCGCCTCTGGTCGCCCTGGATCAAGGTCCACGACCGCTGGCTCGAGGACTACCGCTTCGCCAAGCTACCGGATCGAGAGAAACTCGCGGTGCTTCTAATCTGGCTTCTGGCGAATCGCTGCGGCAATCTCATCCCGAACGACTCGGAGTGGGTGACGTTCCGGCTGGCGATGGATGCCCCGGTAGACCTCGACGTTCTGGTCGCCAAGGGCTTCTTAGAGCCTGCCCCGGCGCATGCTGAAGCGGAGGCTCCGGCACGCTCGGAAGATCCGGGCCGGCCGCGGGCCGCGAGGCCGCCCCGACCCCGCCGGAAGGCCCGGCCCGCGGCGCCGGAGGCCCCGCCAAGCCTCGGCGACCCGGACGGCGGGGGATCGGACCCCGAGCCGCCCATTCCGGCCACGACCCCGGCCCGCGCGGCGGAACTGCTCGACCGATTCCGCCGCCGCGAGCCCCTTTAGAGCCAGCCTTGCCACGCCGCCAGAGCGAGGAAAAACCCGACTGCGCCGAGCACGACGAGCACGTACCCGAGAGCCTGCCGCACCTCGGAATTATCCCGGTAGCGCGTCAGCACCCATCCGACGAGCAGCGGCGCCCCGACGAGCACCACCGCGGCCAGCATTCGCCCCGGTAGCGTCACGATAGCGGCTCCGTCTGGGAGATGTGGAACACGACCGCCGAGACCGGCCGCTTGCGCGGCTCCTCGGACTCGTCGTCGCTCTTGACCGGGACCCAGACCGTCAGCTTGACGCCGTGCTCGCCGCGCCGGACGTAGCGCCCGGACGCTTTCCACGCGTTGAACGTCAGCACATTGACCCGGGGGATGATCTCCTCCTCGGGAATGCCGCGCTCCGAGAATTCCCGAATGCAGGCCGCCTCATTGGCGACCGACTGCGACCCCGTCGCCCGCGCCAGCGCCTCCCGCTCGATCTCCTCCCGCTCTGCCCGCGAGCGGCGCCCTCGCCGCCTGTAGATTTCCGCCATGACCTCACCGTTTACGCCTTTCTCCCGCCCTAGTGGCAGGCTTGGCCGGCGGATCGCACCCGCCGGCCCCTGTCTGACCCTAGACCCCGTGAAAAGCCCGGTAGCACCCGACGCTACAGAAGATTTTCTCCGCGAAAGTAGCGCGCCGGCCGAAGTCGTCCGCGCGCCGGCCGAAGTCGTCCTCCCACCAGTAGACGAACCGCCCTGCCTGCCCGCACCAGCCGCAGGAGCCGCCGCGCGGCCAGCGCTCGCGCATCAGAGACGCCCGCGCGAACGAATCTCGCGCGATCTGGACGACCGACACCGCCGGCGCCCTCATATCCGCTTCCAGATCAGCCGCAGCACTGCGGCCGGCGTCGCCGCCTGCCCATCTCCGACGAGCTCCTCGCGCGCGATGACGCACCACGACCGCCAGCACTGCCGGCAAAACGCGACCGGGCCCTCGACCGCCTCCGCGGCCGAGTACAGGCCGATCGAGACGACCGAGCGGCGCCCGAAGCAGTACTCGCAGAGCTCCAGCGTCGCCCGTGGCATCAGCTTCACCCGAACCTTGTAGTCGACCCGCGCCGCCGCGCGCGTCACAGACCCGCCTCGCCGCCGACGCCGTGTTGCTCGCAGTCCTCGCCCGCCTCGCACTCTGGGCAGAGCCCCGGATCATCCGACCGCAGGAACAGACCCGCCGGCTCCGACTCGATCAGCGCCGCGATCTCGCCGAAGGATCTCCCGGCATCGTTCAGGCCGGCCAGCGACGAATTGGCCGTGATCTCGCCCGACGCCGTCGCAAGCCCGAGCCACTCCTTGACCGCGAACGGCAGCACCTCCGCAGAAGAATCCTCGTCCCCGGGCAGCCGCTCCACGACAAACCGCAGATCCGGCCGGAACGACCCGTCCTTCGCCCGCTCCAGCTTGTCGATCTCCCATCGGCCGCGCGACGTCTGCCGCCGGAAGAGCTCGCACGCGACCCCGAGACAGCAGAAGCCCTCACCGGCGCCCGCAAGGTGCCCTTTGGTCTGCTTCCACCGCCCGCTTTTCAAAGCCTCGATCCAGATGCCCGCATTTTCGTTGAGTGCCATGACTTCACCGTTTCCTTCTCCTGCCTTAGTGCAGGCCAAGCCGGCCCGAGCTCGCGCCCGAGCCGGCCGCCGCCTGGACTACGGCTTCACCAACCGCGGCCGCTTGACCTCGTGCCCGGCCGCATGATCCAAGAGCTTCAGGACGTTCCCCGGATGATAGCCGGCCGACCCGCGGTCCAATGCATAGCCGGCCGAGCAGCGCCGACACCACAGCCGCCACGACTCGGCCCCGCGCCGCTCCACGTCGTACCGCGGCGCCAGCGCCGCGAGCTCCTCGGGCAGCACCGTGCGCTTGAAGCCGCCGGCCGCCATGGCCTTTTCAGACTCCCGGCAATCGCAGGAGTCCTTCCGACAGTTCGGGCAGACCGTCCGTTCCGTCACGACAGCACCTCACGCGCCGTCGCCCGGCTTGGCATCATGTCGAGAATCGACACCGTCACCGACGCGCCGCGCGGCTTCCACGGCGCCGCCTGCACGTGCCGCATCACCACCGACGCCGACGCACCGATAGCGAACGGGAGCTCTATGAGCTCCCCCATCGGCTCGTGGTAGCCTGCCCCGCCCATGACCTGCGCCGTCCAACAGTTCGGACCCTTTCGAAGCATCACCGTTTCCATGACTCCACCGTTTCCTTTCTGAGCCTCAGCAGCTCAACCCGACGGCCCGGGCACTCAAACCCCGGGCCGGCGAATGAGCCGCCGAACTACGCCGCCAACAGAGCCCGGGTCAACTCCCCACCCTGCCCCATCTGAACCGCGAGCGACTTCGGCCCGAGCGCTCGCGTGAACGCATTGTGGATGCCCCACCGAGACCGCGGCGCAACGTCCGGCATGCCCTCCGGCTCGAACCACATCCGCAACGCCTTTGCGACCGTCGCCGCCGGCAGGAGCTCGCGCCGAATCGCCTCGCAGAAGAACGCCTGCGCCTGCGAGTCCGTCACCTGCGCCGCCTCCAACCACGCGATCTCCGCCGCAAACGTCGCCTGATGCGCCAACCAGCGCTGAAGCCCGCGCCGGATCACCGCCGCGATGTCCGCCCACGTCGTGAACTTGCGGCTGAACACGAACTCCGACCCCGAAAACGCCATGTTGTCGCAGACGAACACGTTTGCCCCCGCCACACCCCGCAGAGCCATCGACTCATCCGTCGACGCCCTGAACCCGAGCGACGGCGCGTAAGACAACCCCGCCGACTGCCGCATCACGAAGACCCCGAACAGCCGCGCCCCATCCCCCGAAAGCCCGAACCGCTGCTTCCCGATCTCCAACCCCGACCCAACGACCTCCGCCTCGAGAACGTCGACCACCGCACCAAGCCTCACCGGCCGATGATGCGGCCCGAGCGACTCCGGCTCCGGCAACGCCGCCAGCTTCTCGCGCGTGACTTCCCTCGAATCACAATGCAGTACCAAACCGTCCATGAGATCACCTCACCGTTTCCCCCGCCCCCTATTGAGCGGGAGCGTACATCTTCGTACACCAACGCACACCATGTCAAGAGAATTCCGCCACCGCCACAAAAAAAAGAAGGACGTCGGCGCGCCGACAAAGATTAAGAAAGTGTTACCAAAAGTAACGCTCAGAAAGGTTGAACTTTCCAACCCTGAAAAGCGTTACCACGGTAACACCTCGGCCACCGAGAGGAAGGGGAACCAGTTCGGCCGAGACGGAAACGGCCGGTCGCCGCGCCAGCTTCGCCGATCTCGAGGCCGGCTCGCGAGCTCAGCGTCCGATAATGGCCATTGTGTAAAATCGAGTTCCAATCCTAAACGCCGATCTCGCAACGACTTACACCGATCCTGTCCTGATTACACCGCACGTTCCACGCTCGGGTTCCGTTATCCGGGCCCCGCGGGCTCTCCGGCGGGGTGGTCTGGGTCCTGCCAAAGCCTTTTCCGCCCACCATCCGGTTCCGCCGTCCATCTTTTTTTTTGGGATGTTCCACGTGGAACAGTGGTCGGGAATTCGGCGTCCGGGCTGCGTTTGGGCTTGGCCCGGGCTTGGCCCGGTCGTCGTTTCCGACTCTTTTTCGAGTAGTAGTAGGGGCTGTGAGAATCCCGAGGAGCCCGCATCTAGGGAGGAGGAGCCGGGGGCGTGAGGGCCCGCAGGGATTTGCACAGTCCCGGCTTAGTCAAGGTAGGGTTTCCCCCTCCCTCTTTATCTCCCTCCCCCAAACCGACCCTTTTCGACGCCGTTGTTGCGGCGCGGGGCGCTGGATGGGCCGAGTTACCTGCTCTCGGGCTCGGGGTTGGACCGAGCGGCCGGCGCTGTGCGTTTAGGTGAACCCTGCGCGTCTCCGCCAGGGGCGACGTCAGCGACGGGTGGTGAGTACGTGTAGAACGGGGTTCCTCTGTAGGTTCCGACGAACTGGAGGCCGCGGTTACGGCGTCTTTGGGCGAGGATGCGGGTGCGGGATTTGGAGATTTTCATGGGGTTGGTTGAGAATTGGGGTTGGCCGGGTGGGCGTCCTCGACGGACTGGCTATCGGGAGAGGGCGCCGCGGTGGTCCCCCCGGCTTTACCGTAGAACTTGAGGTAGCAGGAGGGGCAGACCCGGAACGGTCCGGCCTCGTCGAATCTTGTCCAGAGGCGTGCCGGGTAGAGGCGGCCGCGGGTGATCTCGACAGCCGGGGCGCCGCAGTCGTAGCAGCGTGGGACGCCGTCGGAGCCTATGGCGACGCGCTGCCGGGCGGCGACGTAGGTGGAGACGTGGGCGTCGTGCTGCTCTGAGATCATCCGAACATCCTGCCAGCGAGCCAACCGAGCGCGGGTAAGAACAGGATGAAGAAGGCCAAACCGATGGCGACGGCGAGCAGATAGAGGATGGCCCGGCCGACCTTAATCTCGAGCTCTTGGCTGAATGGACTTGACTCGGCGGGGGTTTGGGAAGATGCTTTCATCAGATCATTTTCTGCCAAGATGTGATCTTGCGCTCGTGCAGGGCCCCCGTCAAGGGGGCCCGAAGTTTTTTTATGCGACACAGACGAGCAGCCTGACTTTGCCGGAGGCGAGGAGGTAGCGGGCCATGACGCGGCGGCCTTCGCGGGCGTCTTCGGAGAGGTCGTTCCACTCGCAGAAAGGTTGATCGGCCTTGATGTGGGTCAGCTTCCGGGCGACGGCCTCGCGGCCCGACTCGTGGAGGATCTCGGCGAGGATCTCGACCTTCTCGGAGATGGTCACCGGGCCCACCCGTAAGCGGTGATCGTCGCGGTACGGCCGTTGGCGGAGACCGAGCCGGCGGAGACGCGGATGCCGAACCTTACCCCCGTCGCATAGACGGGCGGGCGTGCGGACTGGGAGAAGACCATCGCGGCATCGAGCACGATCGGAAGGTTGGCGGCGCTGTTCCACGGCGCGGCGCCCAAATCCGGTTGCGCCCAGTCGACAGAGCCCGCATCGAGGTTGCAGACCTGCACGACGGAGGGCGACGGCAAGACGAGCCCGTCGTCCATCGCGATCGAGACGTAGGCCACGTAGACGCGCGAGGAGGGGGAGGGGAAGCGTATGTCTCCGGTTCTGAAAATGACGGTGTCGATCCCCTGGCCGGAGTTTCCCATGTTGACCTGGGAGACCTTGCCGAGCTGGACTATGACGGCGCCGTCGACGTCACTGACCGCTGCTATTGCCACTGGGCAACCCCCACTTCGTTTCCTGCTGGAAGAGTTGGAGCACTCGAGTGTGCAGCATCGCAAGGTGCGTCGTCAATCGGGCGAGCTCCTGGGGCTCGCCCTGCGCATCGAGGAAGATGAAGTCGGAGCCGCCGACGGGCGAAACGCCACAGATGGCGACTGCCATGCCGCCCTTGCGGTAGGCGTCGAGGAGCTTCTCTAAGTCGGCGACGACCGACGACGGGGGGCCGAAGATGTGCTCGACTTCGCTCATCGGTTCTGCCTCCGGCGCAGTTTCGCGTGATCGCGCGCGACGTCCGCCTTCGGACACGTCGCAAAATGTGACTCGTGGGCTTCCTTGCCGCTGTCTTTTCCGACGTACTCCGACTGCGGAGAGCGCCCGTTATCGCGCGGGACTAAGACGAAGGTCCCACGGTCGGAAGGCCGAACATCGACGGGCATGAAGGCTTTGCCGGTCCACGTCCAGACGATCGGTTGCCCGCAGTAACGGCAGGCGACGACGGCTACCGTCGCCGGCGGCCGAGCCTCCTCGCGGTGTCCTTGTAGGCCCTTTTGTAAGTTCTCCATTCCGATTTCTCCACTACTCGAAGCCCGGTTCCGGTCTCGTGCGGATACCGCGGGCGTTGAGCTCCCTGCGACAGCGGCGCTCGGCCGAGCAGTGTCTTAAGCTCCAGCCGGAGCTGCTTTGCACGGCTACCCCTCACAGGCGTACCCTTCTGCCCGGAGGTATCCCATGACACGCTTCAGCATCAAGGTCGGCGGAATGATCCCGTTCGCGCTCTGTCTGGTCGTGGTCAACCCGCTCTACACCTTCGCGCACTGGCTCGCGCGCATCATCATCCAGCACTAAGACGCGCAGCTTCTCGAGCTCTCGGATCTCGGCAGGGTCGAAGGTTTCCGGCGCCCTGTACTCGATGCCTTTGCGTTGCATCTTGACCTCCCTGTACCCGATCGTGTACGCTACCCCTCATGGCCGATGAAGTCAACTACGGAATCGAGCGGCCGGGCGATCTGCCCGACGGCATCCTAGACTCTGCCGCGCTGTTCTTCGCCGGCATACGCGAAAAGGCTGCGATGGACCCGAACCTCGTCGAAGACGCGATCAAGTTTCTCGAGAAGGACATGGTCGAGACGATGCGCAAGATCGACCACGACTGGGAGCGCAACGGCCGGCGCTACCGCATGGCCTTCTTCACCGGCGCGTGGCTCGGCGCCAGGATCTCCTGGGCCCGCTTCAAGATGTATCTCTCGGCGAAGGACTGGGAGGCGAAGCGGAAAATGGCGGAGGGCAAGGTTGACGAGCCAGTCTGACGGCGTCCAGGCGTTCCCGGCCGAGCGCGGTGCCCTGGCCCGGCTGCGCGACGATATCGCGCGCGCCCGGGAGAAGGGCGACGAGGGGGAAGTCGAGAAGCTGACCCGAATCTTCGAAGCCAACCGCAACGTATTGCGGGAGCTCTGGCGGAAGCGCTACGGTAGTGAACCGAAGGAGATCTAAAAATGGAGAAGCCAATCCACCCCGAATTCAAGTGCACCTGCGGCGCCGAGCACGGACACCTAACCGACCACGACCAGACCGAACGCCTCTGCCCGGAGCACGCCTCGGGCTCCGGCTACGCCGGCGGCGAGCCCATCTACGCCAAGGGCAAGGAGGCGCCGGAACAGTTCGAGTCGTTCAAGGCGGAACACCCGGAGAAGTTCCCGGCGGAGCCAGAGAAGAAGTCGTCGTCCGAGGAGCAGCCGAAAAAGAAGAAGTGAGGTTCGCATGGGGCCGGAGCCACTGGGACAGGCAGTCAACCGACAGTTCTCCTACACCGTGATCGAGGCCGACACGACGGCCGAGCTCATGGAGAAAGTCGCCATGGCGGCGCGCGCCGGCTTCCTGCCCTCAGGCGGGATGACGGTTGCGCGCGGCGACTCGGGGCTCGTCGGATCGAGGAAATTTTTTCAGCCGATGGTGTTCTTGAAGGACGTTCCGGCCGGCCCGGCCCCAACCGAAGGTGCGGGACTCCTCGCGTAAAGATCCGCCGCGGGACGAGTTCGAGCTTCAAGAGGCGCTCGCCTTAGACGTCCGAGACCCGCTCACCGGAGCCTTGGTCACCGACCCGGCGGAAAAACTCGCGATCATCGAGAACGCCCGCGACCGCGACGGCGTGATCGACTGGAACGTCCTCCTACGCCACGCCATGCTGCGACAACTCCCGCGCGTCATCGGCATGAGCGCCGAAGAGATCGCGACGTGGAGCAAGATCTCCTCCGACTTCCTCGTCCCGATTCAACAGATCGAGGGTCTCCTGCCCATCAGCACACTGGCCATCATCGACTGGCTCCTCGAGGCGAGAGTGCCGATCTACCGGATACCGGCGAAGCGGATGACGCGTTTCTCCGTCTTCCTCGGCGACTTAGTCCGGCTGGTCGAATCTGTCAGAATAGGCGGAGATGCCCAAGACGCGCTCGTCAAAGTCTACCTCCGCTCCTCGTGGGCAAGCTACCGAGATCACATCCGGCGAACCAAAGCTGGCGACACGCCACCGGGAACGAGAGGCCGCCCTTCAAAGGGGGTACTCGATTCTCTACTCTCGGGGCCCGCAACTGCTCGAGACGATGCTCGACATAGCGATGAACCCAGAGATGGAAACGAAATCCCGCGTCGCAATCGGCGCAAAGCTGCTCGACAAGTTCATGCCGCCGAAGGTCGGGCCGATCGTTCAGGTAAACAACCGCAAGACCTACAACATCGTCTCGCACCTGAACATCCCGACCGCGGCGGATACAGCGGCGCAGATCCGCGGTTCCGACGCCAGGGCACTCCCGCCGAAGAAAGAGCCCGTCACGATCGAGGCCACGGCGTTCACGGATCGGACGTATCCGAAACACCAGCCGGCACCGGCGATAGTGACGGAGGCGTCGGCCCTCGAAACCCTGCCGCCTGACTCTAAAGACTCCGAGCCCTTCGAGCGCGCGCCGAATCCCTTCGAGCGCAAGGGTCAAGAGCCTAAGCCGAGGAGACGGCCCTGGTGAAGACCTACTTCAAGGGCGACATGGTCTCCTACGAGACCTACAAGCCGAATGCGCGGCAGCAACTCTTCCATCAGGTGCGGCGGTGGGAAAACTTCTCGAAGCTCGTCAAGGGCGCGATCGGCGGCATCGGCGGCGGCAAGTCCGTCGCCTGCATGCAGGAGCTCGCGGAAGTCTGCCTCCGCACGCCGGGGGGGCTCTCTCTGGCGATGCGCGCCTCCATGCCCAAGGCCGACTTAACGCTGACGGATGAGATCGGCAGCTTCATCTGCGGCGATCGCCCCGTGGCCGAGTGGGTCTCGAAAAAGGAGTCGTACTACTTCCAGAACGATCACCGCCTCGCCGTCGTCCCGGGCGATAAGTGGGATCGCTTCGGCTCGACTCAGCTCGTCGGCGCCTACGTGCAGGAGGCCCAGGAGCTCGACTACCGCGTCTTCTCCGTCCTCTCGGAACGGCTCCGACACCCGGCCGGCACGCAGGAGGGCATCCCGTACTACCGCCTGCTCTTTGACTCGCGGCCGATCGAATCGAAGCACTGGATCAAAGAGCGGTTCATGGACCTGGCCTGGAAGATCGACGAGGGGCCCGACGCGCGCCTACGCGCGAAAAATCCCCACTGGGCCTACACCCAATTTTCCTCCTTCGACAACAAAGAGAACCTCCCCACCCGCTACATCGAAGACGCGATACACGAGCATCAGCACGAGCCGGGCTGGATCAAGATGATGATTTACGGCGAGGTCGGCTACTCGCTCGACGGGCAACCCGTCTACGGCGACAGCTATAACCCGGAGATCCACGATGCCACCATCGAGGAAGATCCGCGTCTGCCGATTCTGCGAGGTTGGGATTTCGGTTACCGCTCCCCTGCCGTTCTTTGGTGTCAGTGGACACGGGACGGCAGACTCCTCGTCCTGCGAGAGCTCACGCCGAAGAAGTGCGCTCGAGACCGGCTGGTTGATGAAGTTCTGGCTACCCAGGAGGTCGAGTTTCCCGGGCGACACCCTTCCCAATATCGCGACTTCGGGGATATCGCTGGACAGCAGATCGACTCCACCGGAATCACCGACATGGAGTACGTCTCCGAGCGACTCGGGACCACCTTCGAGGGACTCCAGAAAGCCCGGATCGAAAACGGGCTCGACGTCGTCCGGGGGCTCATGCGGAAGCCCCGCCCCTACGCCGGCCGCGTCTTAACCTGCTTCCTCGTCGACGAGCGCTGCTCCGTGCTGCGCGAGGCGCTGCGGGGCATGTACTTCTACCCCGACAAGGGCGAGCACAGAGAGCCGCACAAGGGCAACGGCTACGACGACGTCTGCGACGCGCTGCGGTTCGTGGCACAATCTGTGGCACCAGATGGCGATACCAGAGATCCCTACACCTACGGCGCTCCCGAGGCCGGGGACGTCTTCGCGTCCTACGGCTACCCGGAGTGACGAAAGCTGGTTCTCGCCGAGATCGTCGCCGTCACCCCCGGGCTTCGTCCCTGAGTGCGCCGCCTGCGGCGCCCCTGCCCACGGCGCCGAATTCCTCGCCTACGTCCAGTCCCAGGGCATCGGCAAGCATGCCTGGATCGCGCGGTTTCTCTGTCTGGATCATGCTGCGGGCTTTCTACCGATGCTTTGCGCCAACCTCAGTCAGTGGAAGCTTCTCTCCAAAACCGATCAGGGCGTCTATGGCATCCGCAAGCTGTCCGAGCAAGAGCAAAACTCCCGCGCGCTGAAAGCGAGAGCCCATGAGCGTCGTCGCTAGTCTCGCCGCAGAAAACTCCGACGTCCAGCTCGCCGGCGCCCCCGCCGCGGCACAATACGGCCTCGGCGCCACCTACCTCTACCCCGGCACGAAAGAGCTCCTCACGCCCGAAGTCGTCGCGAATAAATTCTGGACCCTCTTCAACTACTGCGACAACTACCGGAAACGATTCCTGCCCGAGATGCTCGCGGCCTACGCGCAGTACAACGGCGACGTCGAGCGGCGCGACAAGGAGCCGTGGCAGGCCAACGTCAACGTGCCGCTGCCGTCCCAGGCGATCGACGTCGCCACCGGCCGCATCTGTCAGGCGATCTTCGAGTCGGAAGACTTCTTCGAAGTCGACCCCGACCGCCGCGCCGACGACCTGCTCACGGAGTTCGCCAAGAAGGCTACGAAGTGGCAGATCCGCAAATCGCACGGCATGCCCGAGATCAAGGGCGCGATCAAGGACGCGCTGATTTGCGGCCTCGGTGTCCTGAAAATCCACTTCCGCGCCGAGCAGATGCGGTTCACCGACACCGTCTGGAAGCCGGCGCGCCTCGCCTTAGCCGGCCAGATCATCCCCGAGGCGGGCGAGTGGCAATTCAAGGACTCCTCGAAGATCGTCCGGCGCATGTGCTTCGAGAACCCGATGCCGACGGACATATGGCTAGACCCGTCGGGGAAAAACCGGTTCCTCATCCAGAAGATCACCCGCTACCCCTCGGATCTCTGGCCTCTGACCAAGCCGCTGTACGCCGAGGACGGGACGCTACTGCGCAAGGCGGTCTACGACGCGAAGTACGTGCAGCGCGTCAAGCCTGGGATGCGCGACGATCAGCGGGCGATCGAGGGCGCGCGCATTCGCCGCGACGTCGACTCCCCCTACGGCAACCGCGGCTACGACCAGTCCGTCGACCTCTACGAATTCTGGGGCGACTTCCCGGACCCGGACACGGGGACGATCCTTTTCCAGAACGTCGTCGCCACCTTCGCCTACTTAAACATCTGCCTGCGCTACCCGGAGCGCAATCCGTTCCTCCACATTACGCCGCCGTTCATCATCACGCAGTCGAAGCTGCTGCCGCATCAGGTCTACGGCTATGGGCTGCTCCACCAGAACCGAAAGCTTCAGGACGCGCTCAACGAGCAGGCCAACGTCATGCTGGACAAGGCCATGCTTCAGGTGCCGACTCTGGAGTACGACCCCTCAGCCTCGAAAGATCCGACGATGAACACCTCCCGGCCGAAGTTCGCGCCGGGGAAGATGTGGCCGCGAAAGCCGGGCCCGGATAAGAAAATCTTCTACCCGACCGAAGGCTTCCAGCCGATTCAGCCGATGGACATGGCGATGCTCGATCGCATCGTCAACTGGTATCAGATCTCCTCGACCGTGCCGGAATTTGCGACGGGCAACCAGCTCTCAAACAACCGGAAGACGGCGGAGGAGGCGCAGATCCGGGCCCAGGCGGCGCAGCAGAACTTCAACGACGCCGCCGTCCACCTTCAGGATCAGGCGATCGGGCCGATGCTGAAGATGATCTACCTAACGATGCTCCAGTACGAGGACCAGTACGACGACGTCGACCTCGAGCGCGCCTTCGGCGACGATCAGGAGGCGCTCGGATTCATCCAGCAGATGAAGTCGATGACGCCGGCGGAGCGGTGGAGGGTCGGCTACCTCGACGCGGAATTCAAGGCCGTAGGCATCACCAACGAGATCACGCGGCAGAAGCGGCTGCAGGAGACCGGGGATTTCATGCGGATCACTTCGGCCGATACGCTGCTCGGAATGTTCATCGACAAGCGAGAGCAGCTCCGAGTCATGCTGAACCTCTACCATCAGCCGCAGCGCATGGTCTTGAATCAGGCCGACGCGATGATCCAGGCGATTCAGATGGCGCGCGTCAGTCAGATGATGGGGCCGCAGCCGATGGGCCCGCCGATGGGCCCGGCCGGAGCTCCCGGCGGCATGCCCTTCGGTGGGCAGAAGGGGCCCAACGGCGCCCCGGGCGGCTCCCAGACCAACCCGCATAACAGCCTCGCCTCCGTCGCGGGAGAGGCCGGGAGGGTCTCTTGAGCGCCCGTTACGACGAATCCGGCGACATGACGCCGGAGCGGAAAGCCGAAGTGGCGAAGGAGCTCGGGCTCGCCGACGTCCCACGGCCACGGTACGACGATCTGCCGGAAGTCCACGACCTGCCCACAGTGCGCGAGAAGTGGAACTTCATGAAGGCGGTCGCCTTAGTCGACCCGCTCGCCTCGGCAGCCTTCATGAACTACCTGCCCTCGCGCCTCGTCGTCGACCAGTCGATCAATCCGCGCGAGTACCGCCAGGGCTGGTCGTGGTGTACCCACGTTCGCACCGACAAGCCGATACCTGTCAATAGGAAAATCACCGCCGCGACCGGCATCGGCCACGGCCGGAACGAGAAGAACTGGTACGGCTGGCTCGCCCAGTGGGTCCTGCGCGTCTACACGGAGCTTAACGCCCGTTCCGTCTCGCCCTGCCTCGTCTGGAGGACCCGAGGGGAACGCAAGAGGGGCCGATACGTAATCGTCCCGGTTCTCGGCGTGATCTTCAAGCTCGACCGCACACCGCCCGACGGGCGTCGGATCGAGGACATGGTCAACCAGATGGGGCTGCTCCACCCCTCAGCACTCGGCGGAGAGAACAGGGTCCAGCCCGTCGCAACCGTGTCCCTCGAGGGGGAGGGCGAGCCAGTACGAGACTCGATCACTGCCGACGCTAAACTTGCGCCAGAAAAAGCTGGTGCTACACTGAAGCTCGAATCCTAGGCTGAACAAAACGCGGAGGTAAGCCGATGGCGCAGAAGACCAAGAGCACGGGGCCGCTGGAAGCGATCAAGGGCTCCAACGCCCTGTCGGGAGCCGGCGACATGGAAGTCTCCGACGGCGATCCGGCGGTTGTCGGCTACACCAAGCCCGGATACCCCACGGCCGGACCCGCCACCGCGACGACTCAGATCAAGGGTGTCCGCAGCTCCGTCGGCTCCCTCGGAAACGACGGCACCTCCCGCGGCTCCTACAACATCCAGCCCGATATCGTCGACGCCGAAAATCCCGAGCCCGGAGACACCGGCACCGGAAACAAGGTCGCCTCGCACTGATGGCAGAGAATCCCCTCGAGTGCGGCTACGTAGAAGTGCCGATTCCGGTCGATCGGCCCTCGACGTCCCCTTCGGATCTGCTCAATTCCAAATTCGCTCAGAAGGGCGGCCCCCCTGACGGGCCGACTGAAGCGACTCGCCAGGAAATCCAGTCGGTCGGCGAACGCCTCCAGTCCGTGAAGGGCACGAAGTGAAAAACATCGTCCTGCTTCCGGTGGAGATTCTCCCGGTAAAGCGGACGCTTGAGGCCGCATACGAGACGGCGATCGCAGACGTCGCGGGCGGCAACCGGCTCGAGTACAACGCGGGCCGCCTCTCGATGCTCTCGGAACTGATCGACTCGCTCGAGCAGCAGTATCTCCAGATGCAACGTCAGCCAGAGATCGTGAATGGCTAACGAGCTCGCGACGCCTCCGGCTCCGCCGGCCGCGACCCCGGAGGCGATCGCCCAGATGCGCGAGCAGCTCGCGCGTGAGGCGGGCGCCAGGGAGCAGGCGGAACGGATGGCCGCCGCGGTTATGTCCCGGCCGGTCGCCCCGCCGGAACCGATCGAAGACCCCTACGACCGCTACACCGCGGAATCCCTGAAGATGAGTCCAGAGGAGCAGAAGGCGGCGCTCGACCGCGGGACGCGGCTGCGCGTCCGCCAGGAAGTCGCCCCGGAGCTCAACCGTCTCGCCTCGACGATCCAGCGTCAGCGCGAAGAGGATCAGTACCAAGCGGCGCTCGACAACGCGAAGGCGAACAACCCGGATATCGCCGAGAACCCGCAGCTGTTTGCTGCCGCGGCCGCCGCAGCGGAGTACGAGATCCGTGCCGGCGGGCAGAAGGTCGGCCCGGGCGAGTACATCCGCAGGAGCGTCGCCAAGTACCGGGACATGTTCTCGAAGAAAGAGACGCCGCCGCCGGCCTATGTGGAGGGCGCGACACCGCCCGCCAACGGAGCGCCCATGACGCCCGAGAAGCCGGCGCCCCCGCCGGAGGTTTCCTCCTTCGCCCGCTTCTACGGCGAGGAAATGTCCGACGCGAAACTGTTCGACGAGAACGCCGAGGAAGACTTCAAGAAGATGACGGCCCAGTACGCCAACGAGAAAAACGACTCCCTGGAGACCAAAGGCGTTCGGACCTACATCCCTCGTGTCCTCGGCCCGATGCGCAAGCGTAAAAAGGCCCAGGCCGCAGCAGCGGCCGCGGCGGGAAAATAGGAGGCTTCCATGCAGGTCTGGGCAATTTCCGGGTTGGGCGGCTACTCGGCGACGGCGTCGATCGACAGTGAGATCCGCCAGCGCGCAACGGCCTCGACGTTCTTCCAGCAGATGACCGTGACCGTGTCTTCCTACGGGAAGCACAAGGCTGACCGAGTCTTGATCGACAAGCTCGGCCGCCTCGTCACGCCGATGAACCAGTCGGGCCTCGGCGAGACCGATGACATTCCGGCGACGACGTTCCCCTTCGTCCAGGCGTCCGTCGTCGTCACGGAGTACGGCAACGCCGTCGAGTGGACCGAGAAGCTGGAGACCTTCTCCCAGTGGTCGGCCGGCCAGATGGTCGGCATGGTGCTGCGCCAGGACCAGATCGAGGGGCTCGACAAGGTCGCCTTCGCAGCCTACGCGCTCGGCAAGGTCGTCTACACGCCGATCACCGCGTCGACTGGCACGATCTCGACGTCGGGAACCCCGGGCGCCGTGGCCGGGAACCTGATGACGGTCTCCCACGTCCGCGACATCTCCGACTACCTCCGCGGGACGCTGAAGGCCCCCGCGATGGCGAACGGCGACTACTTCTGCATCGGCGCGGTCGACCACGTCCGCGGGATCAAGGAGTCGACCGAGTTCATCGAGGTCTCGAAGTACGCGACGCCGGACAAGCTGTTCGACTCGGAAGTCGGCAAGTACGCTTCGGTGCGGTTCGTCGAAGAGAACAACGCACTGACCTCGCCGGCCGGAACCAACGTCGTTGGCTTCGCGCCGGGGTACTACTTCGGCTCCGACAACGTGCTCGAGGCGGTCGCCCTGGCGCCGCATCTGCGCATGAAGATCCCGCAGGGCTTCGGCCGCGATCGCGGCATGGCCCACTTCTTCATGGGCGGCTACGTGCAGGTCTGGAACTTCACGAATGATGGCGGCGAGGAGCATCAGGTCCGCGCCGATTCCCTGTAAAGGGTAGGAGGAAACATGGGTTTCATCGACAGGGGATTCCGCGGATATCAGCGCACGAGCCTCGGCTCGCTGACGACTTCCGGCGCCAACGAGACCCTGAAGGCCAAGACACCTTCTGGCATCTCCGGCCCGCTGCTCCAGGCCAAGTACCTGACCGGGCGATATCCGCCCGCGGAAGTCTGGGTTCCGGTGGGGATCGTCTACATCATCACGACCGGAATCACGGTCAACGCCGCGGTGGTCACGCTGCGTAAGAACGGCGTCTCCGCGGCCACGGGCGGCACGGCATCACTGCCGGTCGCGGCCTCCGGGGCCGACGAGCTCTTCGTGCCGTTCACGCCCTGGACCTTCGCCGCGGCCGACGCGGCGGCCGATGCGTGGTCCGTGCTCGTCACGACGACTTCCACGGCCGGCGTGGTCAACCCGCTGCTGCTCGTCTACGGCGTCCGCGACGTCATCGGGGTCACCGAGCCGACGGCCGGCATCTGATGAGTGACCGTCTGTCTCCGGCGGAGTCTCTGTCGGTCGACGCTCCTCCCGACGTCGAATTTGAGATTGCGCCGCACTTCAACCCGGACGAGTCCGCTTCGCCCGAGCGGGCCGTCCGGGCTATCCTCGCCGAGCACAAGGCGCTACTGGACGCCCACGCGAACCTCGCGTGGACCGATCGCATGCAGGTGAAGGCGCCTAACGGCTTCATCATCCCCACGGATAAGCGAGTCAAGAAGTCCGGCTTCGACGGGCGGCTGGCCTACATGGGCCCATACGCCAAGGTCTACTACGTCCAGAACCGGAAGATTTTCCTCGGCAAACAGAAGCAGATCGCCCTGAGCGAAGTGCCACAGGACGCGAAGATCCGCGAGCGCAATACCGAGGGCCAGTGGGTCGAGGTCCTCATCCACCCGCGCGAGCTCGTCGGCCTCGCCCTAGCGATCATGGATCAGCAGCTCTTGGCATCCGATCCCTTCCGTTGCAAGGTGTGCATCGACTTCCGGGCGGAGAGCCAGATCGCGCTGATGGCCCACTTCCGGCTGAAGCATCCGAAGGAGCTCGACGATCTCGTCGACGGAATCGAGAAGCTCCGTCTCGAAGCGGAAGAGGAGCTGTTGCCGCCTCCGCCTCCGCCGACGAGCAAACCGAAGAAGCAATCGTTCAGAGCGGCCAGCGTAGGCTAATCTCGCTGGCGGGAGCAGCGCCGTGCGAGACGTCCTGCAGATCATCCGGGCCGCCGAAAGCTACTACCCCCAGGCGCTCGGCGCCGTAGCTCAGAAGGATGAGAGGCTGCGTTCGAGCCTCACTCGCTACCTAAACGCCAATTTCCGCGAGATCGAGCGCATCACCCGCTGGCGCCGCGGCTGGAAAAACACGACAATCGTCACCGTCCCGAGCACCTCGACCTACAGCCTCGCCGGCGGCCGGTGGCTTTTCATCCACGAGATCTATTACCGCCTGTCGACGGGGACGATCGTTCCGCTCGAGCTCCTCGAGGAGCAGGAGGGCCGTCTCGTCTACGGCGACGGCGCCAACGCGGCTCCAGGCAAGCCGCGGTACTACTCCGTGCTCAACCAGCAGATCCAGCTCTACCCGACGCCGGACGACGCGGGCCCGGACTCCGGCAACTACACGCTGCAGATCGAGTACTACTCGGAGCTCCCGCAGATCATCGAGACCGTCGGGACCTGGGCCGGCGGAGCTCCGACGACCATCACCGTGCCGGCCACCGCGTTTTTGACCGAGCAGGGCGCCGATCCGGCCAACCCGGGACTGGATACCCTGTCGCTGAGAAACGCCGGTAACCTCACCGGGCTCGCGGCGCCCAACGACAAATCCGACTATGTCGGCGTCTGGAGCGCGTTCCCCAACGCGACCGACGTCACGATCGCAACCGCGGCGGCAAGCGCCGTGACGACCTTCCCGCTGTACCTCTACTCGACCAACTGGCTCATCGACGTGTGGCCGAAGGTGCCCCTCTTCTCGCTCCTGCGCGAGATCGCGGCAT